ATTAAAAGGATTTAAACTATTTGCTCTCCAATCAATTTCATATTTCATTTTAGGTGTGTTATGTTTTTTAGCATAATTAAGAAAATAATAGTAATAAGAACAATGGATCCATTGACCAGGTGCTTCTGCCATTAAAAACATCTTAGGATTTGCTTTTAATGGTAAAACATCAAAAGCATTGTAGATTTCCCATAATTTACAAAAACCATTTGAAACTGGTTTTTCAGTTTTAAAATGTTCCATAATATAAATGGAAACTTTTTTAGCAAAATCCTGAGTTGTGTCTTTAATAATTTTAGGTACTTCGTGGTCAGCTATTTCTTCTAATAAATTATTTTTGACTTTATAAGCTAATTCAAATAAATCCTGTTTTTCATAAAAACCATTAAAAGAATAAGATTTTACTTTACGTACATTGAGTTTTTCAATACTAGTCTTTTGAAATCTTTTACTTTGTGTATCACGATATTTAATTAATTGATGCTTTATTTCATATTTATAAGAAAATAACTGATTAATGATGTTTTTATTAAATTTATCAATATAGACTAAGTAGGATTTGTTATAAGGTATTTTATTTTCTTCTAAAAATGTAATATATAAATTAATTCTATTATAATTAATTTTATCAAAAAAATAATTATCAATTATTAAATTATTAGTAATTTTATCATAATTTAAAAAATTATTAATATTATAATTAATATTATCAATAAAAATATTATATATTTTTTTTAATCTATAAATTATATTTATTGTTTCTAAATTAGTTGGAATATCAATATCAATATTTATATTATCAATAACATAAAATGGTTTAAAATTTTTATAACTTTTGATATCATTATTTGGAAAAAAATTAAAATTATTTTCAAATTTATCTGAATTTTTATAAGTAATAGTTGAACAATAATCAAATAAAGATTGAATACTATAATTATATTTTAGTAATGTTTTTTTATTTTTTAATATTTTATCAATTACTTTATGTAAATCAAAATTAATTTCTTTTAAATCTTTCTTTTTTATACAATGTAATATTAAAAAAAAATTTGAATTATCATTATTTTTAATATCTATTATTTCAATATCAGTAAAAATATTTGTTAATAAGTTTATTATCCATTCAATTATTTGATTAACATATATAATTGTAATAAAAATTATTAAATTTCCATCTTTATTTAATAATTTTATTGATTTTAAAATAGTTATTAATAAATGAGGTATTTTAATAAAATTAAATAATGTAAATGTCAAAGTTGATAAAAAATCATTTAATTTAATAACTATTGTATTATATTGAGGAGGTAAATTTAACTCATCTAATAAAGATATTTGTGATAAATGTATTTTTTTATCATCTAATAAATTTTTTTTTACTTGATCAAAAACATCTTTATAAACTTCATCTTTATAATCTTCTTGATCAAAAATAAATAAATCAATTTCACTATTAGTATATAAATAAATTTGATTACCTATTTCAGTATTATTAGTTAATACTAATACTTTTTCTTTTAATATATTTTTATTTAAATAATTTATTAAATTAAATCTAATACTAATATTATTATATTTAGTTAAATTTAAAAAATTAATTAAAACTTTATCATAATTATATTTATTATAAATAAAATCAATTGTTGTTTCTTTATAATTATTTTTAACATATTTTAAAGAATTTTTTGTATTAATTAAAGTTACGTTTATATATGAATTATATAATTTAAATGAAATATTTTTATCAATATTATTTTTATAATAATGTAAAGGTTTTATTGTAAATAATTTATTATTTTTTGTATTATCAAAAGAATTCATTTTTTTTATTTAAATATAATAAATATAATAAATATAAAAATTAAAATTAAAATAAGTTAAAAATATTAAATAATATTTTTTTAAATTGAAAAATGCATTGGTATATTTGTTATTGTAAAATCAACATTATTTACAATTTTTCTAAAAAATTTACTATCAACTTTAAATATATTAACTAAATTTTGACAGCTTTGTAGTCTTTCTTCAGTAAAATATGAAATATTATTTCCATATATTTGAGAGGCATAATTTTTTAAATTAAAAGGAATAAATTGAATATGAAAACATTCTAAGGTTATTCCTGATATTAAATTAACATAAAAATTTTTATAACTAGTTAAATCTATTGTTTCAGCATCTAAACCTTCAAATAATTTTTTTCTACTTCTAATTATATCTAATAATTTTTGTAAATGACTTCCATTAAAATAAAAAATATTTCTTGCTCTATTATTATGTAATTCTATTGGTATATCATTTCCAGTTTCATTTTTTTTTGTTTGAAAAACCCATATAATAAATCTAAATGAACTTCCTTTTATTTTCATTTTTTTAAAAATTAAAATATAAACAACACCATCAATTTCAATTCTCATTTTTTTAAAAATATAAATTGTTTCATTTTTTCCTTCTTTACAAATAGTTTTATCACATTCAGTATTTTGCTTAGCTATATCCATAAAATCTTTTCCTAACCTATTTTCATTAATCTCATCATTATCATTTAAAAATGCATCATTATCAATTGATGCCTTATAATGATTATATACAGTAAATGAAAAATATGATTCTAATTTTTTTTCTTCTGTTGATATTCCTTCTGCAAAAAAAGTTTCAAAAATTGAATTTAATTGATCAAAACTTTTAATATTTTGTGTAATTGTTGGAAAAGTAAAAAAATCATTTTTAAATATATTTACACCATTCATTTTTTCTTTTTCATTTCCAGTTTTATTAATTGTTATTTCAATAGGTTCTTCAAAATAATATAACGGTAGTTGGTAATCAAGAGTTCTCATATTATCTGAACCACATTTATAAAAAACTTTTTTTTTACTCTTTAAAAATGAATCTATAACAGCAAATAAATCAATTCGTTTTAATATTGGAATTAATTTTAAATAATAAAATTTACCATCACTTGCTTTGAAAAAAATTTCAACTTCTTTTGATGGATGAGTTTTAATATATAAAACTGTAGCATTATATAAAGGATTTGAAATTTGATATTCTCCAAAATTTTTTTGAGGAGATTGAAGAAATCTACCTTGAGTTTTAGGGTGATTTGGATTTGGATTTGGAGTTGGAATATTAATAATAGATTCTTTTCTTCCATCTATTATTTTTGTTAATTGTCCAGATTGTGTAATATTATTTTGTTTTCTTTCATATAATCTTTCATATCCTTCAACTAAAAAATTTTTAACTGAATATTCAACTTCTAATCTTTGCCAAAAATTATCTACCATTTCACTACCTAATGAATAAATTAAATATGGTAAAGTAACCATTTTATCTGAATAACTAGAATATGTAAAAACATCACTTGGATTTTTTGTTCTTATACAAAATAATTGTCCTTGTGATGCAAAGGAAACAAAATTTCTATGTAAAATATTAAATTTTTTATATACTTTTTCAATTAATTCTCGTATTTTTTTTAAAACATCTAAATGTTTTTTTTCTAATTCTTGAATTGTAAAAACCATTGGTTCATAATATATTTCTTTACTTCCATCACTTGTTCTTCTTATTTTTTTTAAAAAACAATGCCAAATATAACTAATTGATTTAACATCTAATTTTTTTAAGAAATCTTTACTAATTATTTTTATTTTTTCCTGAAAAAATAATGTAAAATCAGCTAATGCTTGTTCATATGTAAGACCTTCTTTTAATTTTCCCTTATCTTTTAAATATTTTAATAAATGTTGCATAAATTCCATTAAATGATTTAAAATACCAAAATATCCTTGTTTTGTAAATACATTTTCAACAGAACTTTTTGAATAATTTTCAGCTTTAAAATCTTTTAAAAAAGAATCATAAAAAGAAATAAAATCTTGTTCAAAAGGTTCATTACACATAAATTTTTTAAAATATTTTAGTAATTCTTCATTTTTTAAATAAGGTGCCATTTTTTTATAATCTAAACAACCAACTATTTTAACAGTTCCAAATTCTGTTTCTAATTCTTCTATAAATTCATATTCATTGTATTCATTTGAATAATCACATTCGTCTGTACTTTGTTGAATATTTACTGTAGGTTGTGATGTTGAATCCATTTTTTCTAATTTTGCTATTAAATCATTAACATACTGAATATTTTGTACTATAGAAACTTCATGTTCTGTACCATCTTTTTTTTTATGAATAACTTGTAAAATAAATTTATGTCTTTTTAAATTTTCTAAATAAAAATTTCTTAAGAGTTCTAATTTTTTTTCAAGTGATTTTTTTTTATGAATAACTTGTAAAATAAATAAATTTTTTTTTAAATTTTCTAAATAAAAATTTTTTAAGAGTTCTAATTTTTTTTCAAGTGATAATTTTGTATCGTTTTGATTTTGAAAAGAAGGAAAACTATTTAAAAGAACAGTACTATTATTCGTATTAGTCATTGGTAAATTTTGAGATAAATTTAAAGATGATTTTTTTTTTTGCAGACCATCTTTTACTATTCTTTCATATTTTTCTAATATTTTTTGAGAAAAATTATCTTCTAAACTTTTTTGACAAACTGTTATAAATTCACTAGATGTAAATTGAGTATATTTTGGTGTGGGTGATTCTTCTACGATTAAACTAGGAGTATCACGAAAAGATAAATAATATTCAATTTTTGTTTCACTTAATGGTTTATCTTTTGTAGAAATATTTTTTTTTTTTTTATAAATTTCTATTTTTTTTTTTGATATTAAATATTGTAAATAAACTAAACAATCAATTGGTCTGTGAGAAATATATAAAAAATTTGGTTTATTTGGTTTTTGTATAATAGGATTTTCAATAGCAACATAATGATTTGTTCTAGTAAAATATTTAATAGATTTAACAGATTTAACACCACCTTTTTGAATTTTAGTTTTATTATAACGTTTTAAAAACTTTCTTGTTCTAGCAATAACTTGACCAGAATTTTTTAAATTCCTTTTTAAAATTTTTTTTTGGGATTTCATTTATTTTATATTAAAGAAAATAAAATAATAATTTTATTTTAAGTATATTTTAAGTATATTTTAATTATATTTTAATTATATTTTAATTATATTTTAAGTATTTTTCACTTTATTTTAAATCAAAAAATTGATTTTTTAAATTTTTAATTAAAAATATAAAAATAATTAAATTTCTCATTAAACTTATCCTAGAACAGGTAAAAGTTTAAAAGTAAAACTAAAAGCAAGAAAATGTCTGTTAAGATTAATTTTATGGTTCTTTCAAGTATAATTTCAAATAATGTTGAACGCGATGGAAAAATCAACCCATTAAAATACTCTCTTAAAATGTTTATTATGATGACTATTTATAACTTCATTGACCTTCTAAAAACTAGTGATCTTGAGCATAAAGATGAATTGTCTCATAATTTACTAACTGAAACAAACCAAGTCTTTGATATTCTTTTAATGGAAGGTTCAATCAACCCTCTTTTTGATGAAGAACCAAAAGAAATCAAAAAATACTCACTAGAAGTCTCACAAATAGTTTTTAGAAACACTTTTTAGAAACACTTTTTTTTAAAAAGTGTTATCAAAACACTTTTTCAGTTAAAAGAGCCATAAGCGCTTTTAATGGTAAAAAGTGTTTTTTGATAACACTTTTTCAGTTAAAAGCGCCATACGCGCTTTTAACGGTAAAAAGCATATTTTTGCTAACACTTTTTCAGTTAAAAGCGCCATACGCGCTTTTAACGGTAAAAAGTGTTAGACTCTTAAACTCTGTGGTTTAAGAACAAATGCTTTATTTCTAAATTTATTAATGTATTTATCCATTGGTGCATCCATTTTTTGAAAGTTCATTAAAACAAATTGGCATCCTAGGTTCCAAGCATTTGTTGGGTCATAATTACTTGTTAAAATATTACCTTCATTGTGTGGATAAACAATGGATAAACCTGTTAAATTAAATTTAGTAATTTGATTATATTCAATTTGATTTTTTGTTATTTCTAGTTGTTTATCAATATTTTTTTGTGTAATATCAACTATTTTAGGTGTTGTTGAATTTACTGAGCTAGAATTATCTTGAGTTAATTGGTCATCTAATTCAGTATAATGAAACCGTTTCATTTTAGAGAAAATCCACGAATAATTAACTAATTCTTCTAATGTTGAACCTTGGAATCCATCACTTGAAAAAATAATCACTTTACCCATTAAATCTTTTAAAGGAACTAAAGCAAGATTTTTTGCTTGATAATTATAAGAAGGGTCTAATAAGTATTCCATAAAATATTTAGAAAACAATTTTTGGATTTTATTATTAACAAAATAATTATAATTTGTTTTGAGGTCTAAACTGATAAATAGTGGATCTAAATTATTAGGAGAACCATCTACTCCATCATAAATTCTAAAAGCATTATCCCAAATAGTTTTAAAAACCTCTTCTAGGTATAAAGTATTTAAAGAAAATTTCCATTCACCTTTTCTAAAACCTGACGAAACAACTGGTTCAGCATCAGGACCATATTGATCTCCAAATACTTGAAATTCTAGATATCTAGCACCAGTTTGTAAGACTTTTTTAACCATTTCACTAGACACATAATCACATAATTGAGTTCCTGATAATGCTGTATTATAACTACT